AATCCCCATTAATAAATCACATGATTCATAATAAGTTTTATTATACATGGGGGCTGGGTAATCATCCCAAATATTTAAATAAATAATGGGAATATGTTTTCTAACTTCATTTTCTATTTGAAACAACCAAGTCCAATATCTAGGATCAGTAAATATAAAAATTGCATCTGGGTTTTCTTGTTTAATAAGATGTCTTATTAAATTAGCATCCCCATACCCATTATTAGGGTATACAATAACCGAAGTATCTTTTAATCCTGTTATACTATTAGTCTCTTCTGATAGGTCTATTTTTTGCCCTGCTTCAGGATGTTTAATAGCAGCCCCTACATTTATCCAATTATAATGGTGGCATGTATGCATTACCATTTCTTTAGCAATAGTACCTATACCTGAGTGGGTTCTAATGTCATCGCAAAGGAGTAGTATCTTTTTGCGTTCCCCTTGGGGAACATACCCTTTCATTTTCGTAACCATTTGTTTTTTTATTATAAATCTAAATTATTGTGATTGTGGATTTGGCGTTTAAAATCTTCATTAGTAAGATATAAATGAACACATCGGTCAGCAAGTTTTTGAAAAGAAAACTTATGCCTAACACATGCTACTTTAAATTCTTCAAATAAATCACTCTGAATTTTTACGCTTGTTAATGTTAAATCTTTTTTCATAATATGTTAATTTTATATATAAATATGTACGGAGTCAGGAAGAAACATGTTTATTACATAATTCTTTATTATCATTAAAAGGGCACCACTTACACATAGATGATACTACTTTGGGGTGTTCTTTATCTTGGTATTTACCTTTAGGAGTAAAGCAATCACTAATAAATTCTTCTAATATGCGATCCGCTTTTCTTAGCTTATTTCTACCTGCAGCAGGTCTATGAAGTTGTACTCTATGAATTGGGTAGTCACTATTTTCCCATACTTTTCTACGCACAATAAAAAATTCTACTTCTATGTTTTCAAGTGGGATTCCATATTGCTCATTAAAGAATTTTTTATAAAGTACAAGCTGCATTTGCTTGTTTTCGTCTTTTTTAGCTTTATCACCCCACCCCCTAGTAGACGTTTTTATATCGTATACATAAAATTTATTTGTGGGTTCATGGTATAATACCATGTCAATAAAACCCTTGTATACTAAATTGTTACCAATGTTCATTACAATGGGTAACTCAATTCCTGCAAGGTGCCATCCACGATTACCAAAATATTGTTTACGTTTTTTCTTAAGAAACTCAAGTATGGCTATTCCATCTTCAAAGAACTCTCTAAGTTCCTCTGGGGATGAGTAGTGGGTGTCTTTATTTTTAGTGTAACCTTCTTTATACAGCCCTATAAATTTTTCTTGGAATAATTCCTCTAAATCCATAGCGTCTGCTTTTACTCCTGATTGCTCATATAGTACTGTAAGCCAATCTTGGATTACCTCATGCATAGCTGTACCAAAAGTAAAATGAATAGATTGTTCATTTTGATAGTGTCCATCTTTGTATTGAAGTGACCACTTGTGTGGGCAGCTTCTATACATAGACATTTGGGAGTAAGAAATTGTTTTTTGGTAAGCGTAATTTACCTCAGGTAACTCCTTATTCTGTATCTCCTTGAGTATTTGGGGCTTCTTGGCCATATATTTTTTCTAATTTTTCTAAATAAAGTATGGCATCCATAAGTTCTTCTTTCATATGAGTGATCCATTCTGGGAATTGTAGGTCCTCTCGGTCCATATTAACTCCATATTTTTGTTCACCCATTTTAGAACGGGTTTCAAATTGTTTAATTACTGAGGTAACTATACTGTCCATGATTAGTCTAACATTTCGTTGTGGCGGTTTTGGGCAGATTTAACATGATAAGTTGTTTTTTTAGAGGAGGATATTTTATGTTTACCTCCATTTTTTATTATATCATGGATGAAACCCCAATCATGCCCATATTCAGAAGAATGTTTAAATTGTTTAGTAGTTTTAGTTCTTGTAATAATTTCAGAATGTCCTATATGTCCTATTTGTAAATAGGGAAATCTAGTTTGTGGGGGGAGATTAAATTCAAGGGTTGTAGGGTAACATACTAAATCTAAGTCTGTATTTTCTATTTCACTTAAATAATATTCAAAGTGATCAGGTTTTATTGTATCATCATTGTTTAATACAACAAAATATTCCCCTTGGGCATATGCTTTTGTATAATTTAAAATGTGATAACCACATCCCCCATAGTTTTTTTCTAAATTAAAACAATGGATTTTGTTACCTTTTTCTTTAGCTACTTTAATAAAATACTCAACTTCCCCCGAATTAATCATTTCATCAAAATAGGGACACCCATCTCCTATAATAAAAGCCTCCCAGTTATTTATAGTTTGTGCTAAAAGATTATTAATTATTCTTCGAGTTCTAGCAGGTCGACCAAAACAAGGTAAAGCAGCTGTGATTCTATATCTATTCATTTTATTTAAATAACTCTTTAATTTCGTCTTTTTGTAAGCCCTGTTGTAAAAGAGCTTCTTTAATATACTTTTTATCAAGTATGTTTACCCAATCTACAGCTTGAGCTGTAGAAATCTCATACAAAGAAGCAATTGTCTCTAATAATTTTTTATTAGGTTGTTTCATACTTGATTTAATATATTTTAGCCAAACATTTTGTTTGGGGAGTAAACCACAATATACCCTATAATATTTTTCTTTTTCAGTATAAGGTATAGTTTGTACGTAATTTGCTAATTCAGCAAATGGTTGGTGCATAGATATAAATCTATTAACCATATACGGATTAAAGGACTCCTTCTCCTTATCGGTGAAGGAGTCCCAATCGCGTTTTTTGCCTGTTAGCTCTTTAAGCCAATCAAATAGTGTCATACTCTCCACGAAGTTCAGGTGGTAATCCTTGTCCTAGGATTTTACCTGTTTCAGGATCGTAAAATACTGGGATAGGGAGAACAGCATCCTCAGAACTGTTAGTTACAAAACGGGAAACTTTACGTAAAATAAAGCCTTGCTGCCATACCTTACCTCCATTTTCAGTTTCTATACTTGTGGTTTTTCCCAAATCAATTTGGGGTTGTTCCATAGTCATATCTGATTTCTTCATAATCTATTTGTTTAATTTCGTTGCAAAAATAATATAAGTTTTCTTTTTTTAGCACTGTATCACAGTGCCAGTATTCTTTTAGTGTATTAGGTTCTATTTTATCTGTAACCTTAGCGGTACGATACAATAGAAATGCTCGATCTCCAAATTGTATTATATCTTTATATAACAACTTTACCAGAGACTTCAAGTAGTTTAGAAATACATGCCATCACATTAATTTCCTTATCAATCCGGAAATTTGAATGGTACATGTATTCCTCAATAATAATAATCGCTTCTGCAGGACGTGATGTATATTCGTCCATACGCGCATATAAAGTTTTATATAGCGCATCAAAATCATTTACATTGGAATCCGCAATAACTTGACGAATTTGCTTAAATGACTTTTTATTAGGTAGTAATTCAATTACTTTATCAATATAATTAGACGATACAAGTGTTTGTTTATCCAATTCTAATTCCCCATTTTTAGAAGACATTTGACATACGTTAATCATTTTACGTAAATCTGGGTAGTATTGGTTTACTAAATCCTTAAGGTGGTCAGTACTATGTTGTACATTTTCTTTAGATAGGACACTGAAAAGGTGTTGGGCAACTGCACCTTTAGTTGGGGGTACAATTTTAAGTACTTGACAACGTGATTGTAGGGGATCAATAATACGCTCTACATAGTTACAAGTTAAAATAAACCTAGTACTCTTTGAAAAGGTTTCAATAACATTCCGGAGAGAAGCTTGCGCCTGAATAGTAAGAAAATCAGCCTCATCCAAAATAACCACTTTAAGTGGTTTAAACGACATCGTACTAGCAAACCCCGATACTTTATCTCTAATAGTCTCAATACCCCTTTCATCACTGGCATTAATATAAAGATACTCACAATCGAGATTCTTAACCAAAAGTTTAGCCAATGTTGTTTTTCCAGTACCTGCGGGACCATAGAAGATTAGATTTTGAATATCATTCTCTTCTAAATATCGCTTAACAATGTTTTTTAAATGTTCATTGCCTACATAATTTGTAAGTACATTTGGACGGTATTTTTCTACCCACAAACTATGGTTAATAGCTATCTCCATAAAAGTCAAATGTTTTAATTGGTTCTTGTTCTATTTCTACCTCAACTCTGTCTACAGCATACAAAGCACTTCCAATAGGATCAAGATAAAATGCTTTATTAAACTTAGTTTTTTGGAAATATGCCTCTAGTGTATTTGTAAGGGATTCATAAGTAACATTATCACCAATAAGGCGCCACCGGTCTCCCGGTGGCACCCTTTCAGCAATTAGTTGTTTTTGCTCTACTGTTTCAAATTCAGCCATTTAGCTAAAATTAATACATCCCAGGCATAGCTCCAACCTCATCTCCATTTTCTTGAGGTTTATTAACTACAGTACATTCTGTTAACAAAATAGTACCTGCAATTGAAGCGGCATTTTCAAGAGCACAACGCGTAACTTTAGTAGGATCTATAATTCCTGCTTTAAGGAAATCTTCGAACTTACCAGTTTTGATATTATAACCTAAATTTCTATTTTCAGCTGATGTAGTACTAAACTCAATTCGAGGAGCATCTTCTAATCCAGCATTTATAAGAATTTGTCTAAATGGCTTACGGAGGGCTGAGTTCATAATAGCACATCCTAGTTTTTGGTCGTCATTAGTTGTTTCACATATAACATCTTCACTAGAACGAAGTAATGCTACTCCACCACCAGGAACAATACCTTCTTCAATAGCTGCTTTTGTAGCTTGAAGGGCATCATCAACTCTATCTTTACGTTCACGCATTTCAGTTTCCGTATTACCACCTACATGGACCACTGCTACCCCACCTGTAAGTTTAGCAAGACGTTCTTGGAGTTTTTCAACTTCAAATGGAGAGGTTGAATTTTCAATTTGGGATTGAATTTCATTACAAAGTCGTTCAATATTTTCTTCAGTACCCGCACCATCTACAATAGTGGTTTGTTCCTTAGTAACAGTAACTGTGCGGCATTCTCCTAGCCATTTTAAATCAAACTTATCAAGTTTCATACCCTTATCCTTATCAACAACTACACCACCAGTAAGAGTAGCCATATCATTCATAAGTAGGGTGCGACGGTCACCAAAGTCGGGGGCTTTGACACAGCAAACATTTAGGATTCCTCTCATTTTATTAACAATAAGAGTAGCAAGTGCTTCACCATCAATATCCTCAGCAACAATAAGAAGGGACTTAGCTTGTTGTGATAAATTTTCAAGAAGTGGAAGCAAATCTTTTACAGTAGAGATTCTACCATTAAAAAAGAGAATTGCTGTGTCCTTAAGTACACAACTCATAGTGTCATTATTAGTAACAAAATAAGGTGATTTATAACCTCGATCAAACTGTAAGCCCTCAACTGTTTCGAGATAAGTTTCACCAGTACGTGATTCTTCAATAGTAACTACACCATCTCGTCCTACTTTTTCCATTGCAGTCGCAATTAGTTCACCTACCTCTTCATCATTATTGGCTGAAATAGTAGCTACTTGGCGAAGTTGTTCTTCACTTGAAATGTCTTGGGATATTTCTCTAAGTTTAGCTACATGTGCTTTAACACACTTATCAATGCCACGTTTGACTTCTACAATGTTATGACCTTTATCACTGTAACGCCTTCCAGCATTTACAATTTCACGAGCCAATAAAGTAGAGGTTGTAGTACCATCACCTGCCTGTTCAGCAGTTTTAATAGCAGCTTGTTTAACCATTTGAGCACCTGTGTTTTCTACAGTATCTTCAAATACAATAGCCTTAGCTACAGTTACACCATCTTTAGTACTTTGGGGTACACCTTGTTCACTTTGAATAACTACGTTACGTCCATTAGGTCCCAAGGTAGTTACGACTGCATCAGCTAGTTGATTAACACCATCAATCAATTTCTTACGGGAGTCGTCTCCGTAATTTACAATAGTTGCTTTACTCATTTTTCAATAATTCCTAAAATTTTATTTTCTTCAATCATGTAGTATTCTTCTCCTTTATAGTCTACCTTAGTAGGACCCATTTGGGGGAGCAATACAATATCTCCTTCTTTTACAGTAGTTTCAATAAATGTACCCATACCTGAGTAATGACCTGGACCCACTGACATTACCTCTCCTTTGAGGTTTTTTTCTTTACCCATATCAGGAACTACAATAGTTCCATATGAGCTTTCTTCTTCTTCGATCGGTTTTATAATAACCGCATTGAATAATGCTTTTACCATTACAAAAAGTTTTGTTTAAATTTGTTATAAATGTTATTTAATTCAGTAATATATTCTCTAATACTACTATAGGATTGTTGGCGAACTTTATGTTCAGCAATCCTTTTAAGGGCATTTCCTAAATTGGAAAAATGACCTATGTTATGTTCGTAAGCAATCCCACTATCAGGCATGATAGTTTTAAATGCTGAGTAGTTGTAATCATCAATTTGGATGAAATACTCTCCCAAAATGGGGTCTTTGATGTGATTCATATAACTTATTTTTGCTTTATGCGGGAATATACGAAGAAATCTTCAGGACACCAACCCTAAAGTAAATTACTTTATAGTAATTGATTTTGGTTTTGATTCAGTAGAAAAAGGGATACTAAGTACAAGTAAACCATTCCTCATTTCAGCATTTGCTTTAGTTAAATTAAATCTACGGGAAATTTTCCAACCAAGGTTAAAATTACTTTTTTTAATACCCGAATGGTAATAACGAACCCCATCATGAGTTCCACTTTTAGGTTCTGCTTTGCCTTTATCATAAGAAAGCCTAAGTACATCCCCTTCAATATTAATATTTATGTCTTTTTTATCAATACCCGTACAGGCTACTTCAAGTGTAAGACCATTTTCATCTTCATACACATCAATAGGATGTGTTACATTAGGTCGACTAGGTTTATCAAATGTACCTTGTGAGTCGAAAAAATTCCTAACTAGCACGTCAAGTGGGCTAGTATAATTTTCATTAAATAATACGTGTGTCATTTTGTTTTGTTTTGTGTCCCCTAAGGTGACGGTTAAATAATATGATAACTAGGTTGGTGTCCTAAGATCGCCAATAAATATATATAACTTTTAGAGAATTACCAAATTATTTGATAATTCCTGCACGAAGCTGCCATTGGCGCTTTGTCCATTCGTTTAAATTTTTTTCTTCTTTAAACCTATTATAGTCTTTAATAAAATAAGTTTCTGCTTCTTGGTCAGTCATTTCCAAAGGTTGAATTTCACTTTTGGAACCCTCAAATCCTTTATAAAACCCTATAAAATTCATCCTTTCAGAATTTGTTGTGGGGGCTTCATTATATAAAAAAGCATCTATATTTTTATCTTCATTAGGAAATTTTCTTTTAAGAAAACCTTCTATGGGACCTATTTTCCAAGCAGGGGTTCCAAATGCCATTTCCCCATACGTTGTTTCTTCTTTTTCCATGTTAATAAATATTAATAATCTGCTTTTC